ATGGGGCTCTTAAAGAGTATCGACAAAAGGTTGATCGAACTGGTCAAATAAAGGAATTAAAAGAACGTCGTGAGTTTGAAAAACCAAGTGTCAAGAATAGAAAAATAAAACAACGAGCACAATATAAAGCACGATATGAAAATACTTAAATTTAATGATTTTATAAATGAAAAGTGGAGTGCTGATATTGAACCAGCCCACCGAATTGCAGTAGGGATTGTTGTAATATTTAATAATATGATACTTCTTATCCATCCTACTAATTCTTCTTGGAAAAAATCTACTTGTGGAATACCTAAAGGTAAATTAGAAATTGGTGAAGACACATTAGATGGTGCAATCCGAGAATTAGCTGAGGAGACTGGAATCAATATTTCAAAGAGTCAGCTCGATCTTGAACCAAATAAGCTTGACTTCTATAATAAAAGAAATGAGGTAGACGGGCACCTAATTTATTATGTATGTAATATTGAAGATTTAGCTGAAATAAATCTATCGACTATTACCATTCCAAAAAGCCAATTACAATTAGAAGAAGTTGATTGGGGAAAATTCGTTTCGGCAGAAGAGGCATATCCAATTATGACTAGAAGCCAGTTGATTATTTTAGATAGACATCTAGCTAAATAATCAAAATAAATAACTAAAATACTTTACATTTTGTGAGTTTACTTAAGTTTAATAATTGGATTAGTATTAATGAAGCGGTCGCAGCATTCGATCCAGCTGCACGGTACCCTGACCAAACATTTGGTTATCCGGTTGGTCAAATAGATAGTGGGAAAGCTAATCTTGGCGGAGATAATGATAACTGGGGAGGAAGTTTAAGTAGAGCACTGTGGTTTGGTAAAGTAGCAGATGAATGGGGTGCAGCAAATGGAAAATTTAATGATAAACGAAAAACCTTAGTCACCTCACAAAAAAGATCAAGAGTATTAACTGCATCAGGTAATACATCAGATCACTATAAAGGAGTCACAAATTCATATGCTGTAGATATTGCAGCTAGTGGAACAGAAGGTGATGAGCTACTTGCATACATTATGGCAAAATTTGGACATCCTGAATATAAAGGTGGTTCATGGATCAATATTAATAAAGATGGATATCGATATCAAGTAGGATGGAGAGTAAAGAATCACTTTGATCATATTCATGTTGGTGTAAAAAAATTAGGTGGTGGCAAATCAAGTGATACTCCATCTATTTCTGCAGTAACTCCAGTTGCATCAGCAGCTAGTGAATTTACTGGTTCATCTATTGGCGCGACACTATTAAACAATCCAACAATTAAGGATTGGTTTAGTGTAAACATGCCAGCAATCGCATCAACCTTGACTCCTGAAAAATTAGATGCAGCGATTAATAAGAATCCTGACTATTTACCTTGGTTTAAGAAAAAATTTAATCTTAGTAATAGTGGTACTCCTGCAAATTCTGATGATGCTGCAATAGAGGCACCACTACCTGACTCAATCACATCACCTAGCACAGTTGACTCAACGTTATCTAGTACTAAAATAAAATCCAATTATTCTGGTGAAAAAGCTAAGAATATCGATTTATTAGTAAATGAAATACGAGCAAATGGTATAACTAATAAATATACAATTGTTGGAATTCTTTCAACTATTGGAAAAGAGAGTGGCTTTATTCCACAGAATGAAATAAGTTATGCAGGTACAGACAATCGTAACATTCGAAAAAATTTCGGAGCAAGATTAAAGGATTTATCTGACGCTGAACTAACCAAACTTAAACAGGACCCAGCTAAATTCTTTGATAAGATATATGGCGCAGAAGCTAAAGATGAACTTGGATGGAATACCGGTAATGATAATCCTGGAGATGGATATAAATATAGAGGCAGAGGATTTAATCAAATTACATTTAAGTATAATTATAAAAAATATAGTGATCTAATAGGCATTGATTTAGTTTCAAATCCAGACCAATTAAATAATGTTGCAGTTGCAGCAAAGGCAGCAGTGGCATTTATATTATCTGGATTAAAAGCAAAAGGCCTCGATCCAAATTCTTTTAAGAATAAGAAAGAAGCAATTCATGCATGCGTGCAAGTAAACGCAGGTGCTAATAAAAATATTGAAGGTTCATCAACTTTAGCAAACGCTGAAAAAGTATCAAATAACTTTAATCTCGCATAAAACCCATTTAATTTTTTGAGTTTAATAATTTAAAATATTAAATAATATGTCTGACGAAACACAACAAATTGAAGAACAAGAGGTAGGTATATCACCTGAATTAACTGAAGAAGTTGACTCCTCCCTAGAAGAATCAGTAGTAGAAGAACCATTAAGTGAACTTGATTTAGCTATCCAAGCTAGAATGGGACATTTTCCAGTACAAATATCACCAGCTGATTTAAAATACGTTAAGAATCTACTAAATAATAAAATTGAGTGGAAAGGAGCAAATGAAGCATACTTAATGCTAATGTCTCTTCTTTCAATTTCAAGTGAGCTTAATGATAGAGATACAAGTTCAACTGAGCGTGTATCAATTAGTTTACCTTCAACTACACTTGAATCAATCAATTTCTTTTTAAATAGAGTTACTGGAAAAGGCGAAGAATCTGCACATAGATTATTTGCAGTATCCATGTTACTTCGTCCAGCCATGGAAGAAATTAAGAAGCTTGACTCAATTATTGAAACTCTACAATCTGAGAAAAAATAAAAGATTCCTAGATAAATAATAAAAAAGTTATTAAAAATGAGAGTAAAGAACTTTGCAGGATTCATGAAAACTCGTAGAACGAATGAATCAGAAGATATGGGTGATGATTGGACTAATGACGGTGAGGGAGGTGATTACTCTGCCGGAATGTATGGTGCAAATCCTGAAGATGAAGAAGAAGTTGAAACTGAAGAAGGGGACACTGAGGAATCAGAGGAAGAGGAAGAAGAATTAACATTAGAGGATCTTAAAGCGATGGTCGATGATCTTACTGAAAGAGTTAAAAAACTTGAACCAGAAGAGGAAGAAGAACCAGCTGAAGGTGAAGAAGGTGAAGAAGTACCTGCAGAAGGTGAAGAAGTAGCAGCTGAGCCAGCTAAATAAGTAATATCTACTACACTTTAAATATAATTAAAAAAGCGAATGTTTAAACATTCGCTTTTTTTAGTTTAATAAATAATCTAAATTACAAGATTTTAATGAAAGTCATATCTCTTATATCAATACTTATACTCCTGACAATATCTCCAAGCAAAGATAAAATAGTCAAGACATCAGTATTTAATATTAAGTATTCGCAAGTATATGAACAACCTATATCGATTGAATATACTGTATTATGCACAACTTCTAAATATTCTCGAAAAGGCCTTGACTTTTATAAATGTGATAGTATTAAAACATCAGATAATACAGACTATGAAAATAATATGTACGATAAAGGTCATATGGCTCCAGCTGCAGATTTTGCATGTGATTCGCTTAAATTAAGAGCAACATTCAGTTATCTAAATTGTGCACTTCAGCACCAAGATCTTAATCGTGGAGTATGGCGATTACTTGAAGCTCATGAAAGAGATCTTGCAAGTGACTCAACGACAGTAGTCAAGATAACTGTCCATTTTTCAAATAAGTCAACTAAATTACCAACTGGTGCTACAATACCTGATGGTTTTACTAAAGAGATTAAATGCGGCATGATTAGTGAAAAGTATTATTTTCCAAATATTAAACCGACCTATCCAAAATATTCTCAATATAAATTATGAGTCATCGAATAGTTAAACAAACGATTCCTTTATTTGAATCGTATTGTAGAAAAAAAGATATTGACGGTAGAGAAATATCTGCTAACATATCAGGTGTTAATGTCATATTAAAAGTTGCATCTACTCTTGAGAGTCAGGAAAAAGGCTATATGAATTCACCAGAACCACCTATTAGTAATCGCGGTATTATTTTTGTATATGACGATGATCAGCCACTCTCTTTTTGGATGAAAAATGTAAATTTTCCACTAGATATAATCTTTTTTGATAGTGAGATGAAATATATTGACCATAAAACAATGGAACCTGGCCATGAAGTAGAAGATCATAATCTTCCTCAATATCATAGTAAGAAGCCAGCAAGATTTGCAGTAGAATTACAGAGCGGATGGTGCGAAAAAAACATGACGCCGGAGTGTAAACTTTCTTTTTAATTTAGTATATTAACTAAAAAGAAAAACCATGCACCATACTGAAGATTTTAAAGAACTTCGTGAATTTGTTAATGAGATGAATTCATCGAACTCAACTAATCATAAAATTGATGTTCTTACTAAATACCAATATCATCCCTTCATTAAGAAGATCCTATTTTATACGTATCATCCATACTGGAACTTTGGGTTAACTTCTTCTAATCTTAAAAAGCGTGGAGACCTAGTTGCTTCATTTGACGTATATGATGATCTCTTCTCAATGCTTGATGATTTTAATGAGCGGCATACGACTGGTCACTCTGCGATTGAAGCAATGAATCGTTTTATTAAGGACTATTCAGAGTGGGCTGATCTAATCTATCAAGTGGTTGATCGTAATCTTGAGACTAGAGCAACAACTACAATTATTAATCGAGTACTGCCTAAATTTATTCCAACTTTTGAAGTTGCACTTGCGCACGATGCAGCTAAAGTAAAAGGTGTCGATATTTTTGATGGTACCTGGTTTGTTTCCAGAAAATTGGATGGAGTGCGATGTATCTGCTTTGTTCATGGTGATGATGTGAGATTCTTTTCACGTAATGGTAAAGAGTTCTTGACCTTAGGAAAGGTAGCAGAGGAAATTAGACGCTTAGGGATCACTGACCTAGTATTGGATGGTGAATTATGTCTCATGAATGAAGATGGCTCAGATGACTTCCAGGGAATCCTGAAACAAATACAACGTAAGGACCATACTATTGAGAATCCAAGATACCAAATCTTTGATATCCTACAGGCTGGCGAATTTGCAGGCGATGATGAGTCTCCACTATTTTCTACCCGAATCGATTGTAGGGAACACTGGTTAGGCGACTTAAAATCATCCACTGTCTTGGAGATGTTACCTCAGGTCAGAATTAAAGATGAAGACGCTCTTGAAGAATTAAAATCACAGTCAAAAGATTCTAATTGGGAAGGGCTAATTGCTCGAAAAGATACTCCATATAAACCTGGAAGATCTAAGCACATGTTAAAAATTAAAGAATTCTTTGATGCTGAATATGTTGTTACTGGCTTGATTATGGGACCACACCGAGTAATTGTAAATGGTAAG